GATCGAAAGAATTAAAGTTTATAACGAAGAGAATTTTAATTACGATATTGTAAACATTCCGCTTAAAAACTAATGGGAGATGAATTTTACGCAGTAATAAAACTAGTCACAGGAGAAGAAATATTTTCACTGGTATGTGTGGATGAGAATGATGGCGACCCTATACTTCTACTGATGAACCCAGTGATTATGAAAATGATGAGAAATCATGTTGGGGAATATGTAAAGGTCAGACCTTGGATGGAAATCCCTACCGATGATTTCTATGTGATTAAATACGATAAAATTATTACTATGACAGAAGTTAGAGAAGGTAAGATGATTGACTTCTATAACAGATACTTAAACGAAGAAGACTTTGACTGGGAAGAAGATGGTAGAACTAAGATATCTGATAAAATGGGATATATCTCTTCGGTAGAGGATGCTAGGAAAATCCTAGAGAATCTCTATAATAATATAGAAGATACTAAAGAAAGCTAAGCCCCTCTCTTTAACCCGGACAAAGGTATTCTACTCATAATATTGCATGTTGTCAAGTCCTAATAATATGGTATAATATACATAACAAAAAGTTATTGACTAAAACAATGTTATGTCCAAGAAAAAATCAGAGCACTATGTTAACAACAAGGAACTTCTAGAAGCCCTAATCGTTTATAGGACAAAGGTAGAAGCATCATACAAAAAGAATTTCGATAAAGATCTCACTGAGCAACCAAAGCAAGAGAGAGCAAAGCATTGGGCAGGTAAACCGCCAATCTCAAACTACCTTGGTGAGTGCTTCTTAAAGATTGCCACTCACTTGTCATATAAACCAAACTTTGTTAATTACATGTTTCGTGATGACATGATCTCTGATGGTATTGAGAACTGTGTTCAATATATTCATAACTTTGATCCTGAGAAGTCAAAAAATCCTTTTGCATACTTTACCCAAATCATTCACTACGCTTTCCTTCGCCGTATTCAGAAGGAGAAGAAGCAACTGGAAATCAAGACCAAGATCATCGAACGCACTGGTTTTGATGAGGTTATGATGGTTGATGACAGCTTGCTTTCTGGTAGTAGTTCAGACTATAATACTATTAAGGATAACATTGCTTACAAAACCAATCGTCAATGAAGATTGCTATTATCACTGATCAGCACTTCGGTGCTCGCAAGGGATCCAAGTTTCTCCACGAATACTTTAAAAAGTTTTACGATACAGTCTTCTTTCCATATCTAGAGGAGAACAACATCAAAACTGTTGTGGATATGGGAGATACTTTTGATAACCGCAGAAGTATTGACTTGTGGTCCCTTGAATGGGCAAAGGAAAATTATTATGATCGCCTAGAAAAGTTGGGTGTGACTGTCCACACTATTGTTGGTAATCATACTGCTTATTATAAAGATACCAATTCTATCAATTCTGTTGGTCTTCTCCTTGGGCAATATAAAAATGTGATTGTCTATCCAGAAGTCACAGAAGTTAAACTAGATAAACTTAAAGTTCTTTTTATTCCTTGGATTAACAATGAAAATTATCAAAGTACTGTCTCATCTATTAAAGCTTCACGTAGCGTATGTGCGATGGGGCACCTTGAACTCAACGGATTCAGAGCTCATCGCGGGCACGTCATGGAAGACGGTATGGACTGCGAATTATTTGAGAAGTTCAGTCATGTCTTCTCGGGACACTATCACACTCGATCGGATAACGGGAAAATCTTCTACCTAGGTAATCCTTATGAGATGTTCTGGAATGATGTGAATGACACCAGAGGTTTCCACATCTTTGATACTGAAACCTTAGAGCATACTCCGGTAAATAATCCTTATAAAATGTTCTACAACATTTATTATGAGGATACTCCACATCAAACTTTTGATACTCGGGATTATGTTGGGAAGATTGTAAAAGTTATCGTAAAGAAGAAAACCGAACCTAAGAAGTTTGAAAAATTTATAGATAAATTATATTCCTGTGGAATTCAAGATCTGAAAATCGTAGAAAACTTCGTCATTCAAGAGAATGAAGATTTTGAAGTTGAAGAGACTGAAAATACCATTTCAATTCTAAATCGTTATATTGATGAAGCAGAATTTGAATGTGATAAAACCATCGTTAAGGGAATCCTTCAAAAGATTTACTCACAAGCTTGCGAGGTAGAATAAATGTTCCTTCTTACTCTTAGAGATAACAAAGAGGATGGTGCATATGCAGTTCAAAACCGTTATGGTGAGAAAGTCCTCTTTCTCTTTGAAGAAGAAGATGATGCAGAGCGTTACGCGATGCAATTGGAAGACAATGAAGACGCAGAAATGGACGTTGTAGAAGTTGATGATGCACTTGCAATTATGACCTGCAAGAGGTATAATTATAAGTATGCCGTAGTGACGGCCAATGATATCGTTATTCCCCCTAGATTGAATGATAACCTTCCAGAAGATTAGATATAAAAATTTCCTTTCTAGTGGTAATCAGTTTACGGAAATAAACTTTCAGAAGCATCATACAAATCTTGTAGTCGGAACAAACGGTGCTGGTAAATCCACAATGCTGGATGCACTGACTTTTGTTCTGTTCAACAAACCATTTCGTAAGATCAATAAACCACAACTTGTAAACGCTACGAATGAGCGTGACTGTTTGGTTGAGATTGAGTTTCAGATTAATAGTCGTCAATATCTTGTTCGACGGGGAATCAAACCAAATGTGTTTGATATTGTTGTGAATGGTGTTGAGATGCACCGTGAAGCAGATGATCGTGCAATGCAACGTGTTCTTGAAGACAACATTCTCAAAGTAAATTACAAGTCTTTTACCCAGATTGTGATTTTGGGTAGTAGTACCTTTGTGCCTTTTATGCAGTTGACCACTGCCAATCGTCGTGAGGTGATTGAAGACCTTCTGGATATCCGTATTTTTTCTCTGATGAACAATATCATCAAAGATAAGATCAGAACTCAGAAAGATCAGATTAAGTCTCTTGATTTGAAGAAAGAGACACTGAAAGATAAGATGAAGATGCAACAAGAGTTCATTGATGAACTTGAAAATCGTGGAAATGCCAATATCAATACCAACAAAGAAAAGATTGCCAATTTGGATAAAGAAGTTGGAGAATATATTGATGCCAATGAGATTATTCAAACACATCTTGAAAAATATGCAAAAGAACAAGAAGGAGTCATTGGTGCTGGTGACAAGTTAGTAAAACTCAATAATCTAAAAGGCAAACTCTCACAGAAAGTATCTGCTATTACCAAAGAACATAAGTTTTTTAGTGAAAATACGGTATGCCCTACCTGTACTCAGGACATTGAAGAATCATTCCGGTTAAATAAAATTGACGACGCTCAAAATACGGCAAAGGAACTCCGAAATGGTTATGCTGAACTTGAACAAGCAATCGAGTCTGAACAAGAAAGAGAGCGTCAATTCAATGCCCTTTCCCAGGAGATTACAAAATTAACGCATGGCATTTCTCAAAACAATACTCGGATATCACTTAACCAGCGACAAATCCGAGATCTTGAACATGAAATTCAAACTATTACCGAGAACCTTGCAAACCGAAATTCTGAACATGAGAAATTAGACGAATTTAAATCCAATCTCCAACAGACAATCGAAGATCTATCAGACAAAAAACAAGAAATCGTATATCACGATTTTGCCTACTCCCTTCTTAGGGATGATGGTGTAAAGACGAAGATCATTAAGAAGTATCTTCCGTTCATAAATCAGCAGGTTAATCGTTATCTTCAAATGATGGATTTTTATATTAATTTCCATCTTGATGAAGAATTTAAAGAAACTGTCAAGTCTCCTATTCATGAAGACTTTTCTTACAGTTCTTTTAGTGAAGGTGAAAAGATGAGAATCGACCTAGCCCTACTTTTTACCTGGCGTGAAGTAGCGCGAGTCAAAAACTCTGTAAACACCAACCTGCTGATCATGGATGAGGTATTTGATTCTTCACTTGATGGATTTGGAACCGATGAGTTCCTTAAAATTATTCGCTATGTGATTCAAGATGCTAACATTTTTGTGATCTCGCACAAGACGGACATGTATGACAAATTTGAAAGTGTCATAAAGTTCGATAAAGTGAAAGGATTTTCCCGTAGAGTGCCCACAGAAGCACAAGACCAATGAACACCCCCAACTGGCAACACCATTCCAAAAAGGAGCAGAAGCGAAAACTGAAACCGCAAGCACTCCGACAAGCAAAGGCAAGACGCCAAGCATTCAAGAAGAAGCACTCCTCAGGGGGTGCTTCTTTTTTATAAATATCTAAAAAGTATTTTGTAAAATGAAGTCCTTACAGGAAGCATATAACTCAATTTATTCACAACAAGAGGATGTTGTGGAGGAAGTAAACATTTACGAAGAAGCATATCAGTGGCTTCTTGGAGAAGGATATGATGATAATAATGCTATCGAAATTGTAAATTATCTTTACGAAAATAATTCTTTTGATGGAATTATTTGTGAGAGTAAAGCAGCACTTGGAAAGTATATGGTCGATATGCTTAGAATGGCTGGTGGAATGACTGGTGTCTGGAAACCATCTGCTGCTGCAATGCGTAGAGCACCTGGTGCTGTTGGTAAAGTTTCCAGAGCATTGCAAGGAAAGGGACATGAGTTTGCTGATGTCCAAAAACTTTCGAAAATGACTGGTGGGGGAACAATAGGAACTAGAAACATTCCTAACATTACCCAAGTTTCTAAAAAGTATGGTATGGACGTTCCTGCTCCAAAACCTGCTTGGGGTGGAACACCAAATCCTTGGAATACCCCATCGGCTTCAATATTAAATCTTCCAAAGGGAAAAAAGGCTGCTGACATTTCTAAAAAAGTTAAAGCAGCACTTCCACAGTTATCACCAGCAAAAGATCTGCCATCACTTCCCCCTGGTGTGAAAGGAGGAGATATGGTTAAATCTGGTAGTAGTTCCCTTTCAAAACTGAAAGGTGGACCTCTTGTTCCAACTGGTAGTGGATCTCTCACTGGACCAAAAGGAGGATCTTTAGTTAAAACTGGTAAGGGTTCTCTTACTGATGTAAAACCAATCGAATTTAAAGATCTTGGTTCAACTACGGGTTCTTCTTCTAGATCTACTGGAACTAAACTTTCTGGTCCATCACAAAAAGCACTTCCTGCTGCTGGACAAACCTCTTCCAGAAGAAGTGCTGCTGCTGCCACTGCTGCCGCCGCTGCCGCAGGCACATCTGGAACTGGTGTAAACCGTGGAATGACAAGTGCGATTGTTAAGAGAGATAAATCTCTTGTGGATAAAGTTAAAGGTGCATTAACATCTCCTACTGCTAAAAAATTAGGAAAGGGTGCTGCAATTGCTGGTTTAGTTGGTCTGGGCGCCCTTGGCGTTAACGAACTCATTAAAAATGCTAATAGTGGATCTGGGGCAAAAACTCCACCAGAACCAAAGGCACCAGAACCACCAAAGGCACCTTCAGCACCAAAGGCACCTTCTGCACCAAAACCATCTTCTACACCAAAAGCAGAAACTCCTAAGGTAGAAGCACCTGCTAAACCATCTGGTAAGAAGAAGATGACTAAGATTGATCGTGATGTTGAAGAGTTGATGCAAATGAGAGCATCATCAATGGAAAGACAAGGCAGAAAAGATGATGCCGATAAACTTAGAGATGAAATCAAAGCGAAATATGCTGATTATGAAAGGTAATTTTATAAATACATAAAAAAACTTTATTAAAATGGAATCAAAAGAAGTAAAATCCTTGTTGGAAGCATATGCTTCCATTTATGAGGGATACGGTAAAGAAGAAAAGGGTGAAAAGGAAGAAAAAGAGGATGAGGAGGATTGTGTACCCAAGTCTGAAAAGGGTGAGCACAATTGTGCTAAGAAAGTTTGTCACGAAGAGTTTGGTGAAGGCGTAACCATCTTTGGTGAGCACGCCGAACCTGATGAAAACGGATATGTTTCACATTATGATGTTCTCTTTAATCATGGTGTTGAGAAGTCAGTTCCAACCACAGAAATGGAAGTCCTGGTTTCAGAAGGTCATGGTGGTAAGAAACACAAATACTCTGCATAACTGACAGTTTTCAAACTGGCACACTAGGAGGTCTTCGGACCTCCTTTTTTTGTATAATAGGTCCATACGCAACAGACCGATGACCATCCGCCACGAAATCAAGTCTCAACTCGCCAAACTGCTTGCTACTGAGGATCTTGTGGTTGAGCACAAGAAAGTGGAAACTGCTTGCTTTAATGTCCACACTCGTGTGCTGACTCTGCCGATGTGGGAAAAGGCAAGTAATAGTGTGTATGACCTGCTGGTGGGTCATGAGGTTGGTCATGCTCTCTACACACCAGATGAGGATTGGTTGGAGACACATCGGGTTCCGCCACAGTTTGTAAATGTAGTTGAAGATGCTCGCATCGAAAAACTGATGAAGCGTCGTTATCCTGGTCTTGCCAAGACCTTCTATAATGGTTACAAAGAACTTGCTGAGCAAGACTTCTTTCAGATTGAAGATGAAGACATCAGCACTTATAATCTTGCTGATAAGGTCAATCTGTACTATAAAATCGGCAACTTTGTAGATATTCCTTTTGTTGATTTTGATGAGATGCCAATTGTTCGTATGATTGGTGCTTGTGAGACTTTCTCGGATGTTCTTATTGCGGCAGAATTTCTCTATAAGTTCTGTAAGAAAAAGCAGGAAGAAGAAATGAAGACTCCTATGGATTCTTTGGAATCTCAACAAACTGGTGGCAATCAACCTGCTTCTGATTTCTCTGATCAACCTGAGGGTGAGAATGAAAGCGATCAGGAGCAACCTGGCGATACTGACTCTTATGGTGGAACCGCTGAACAGGAGCAACAACAATCTACTTCTTCTGGCGGTGAAACCAATGAAGAACCAGAAGTTAAGACCATGGAGTCTCTCGAAGAGGCACTCAAACAACTAGTTGAGAATGGTGGTCCTGAGAATGTCTATCTTGAGTTGCCCAAACTTGACCTGAATAAAATTATTGTCCCTAACTCTGAAATCCATGATAAGTGTAAAGAATACTGGGGTTCTTGGATCGAAGAACATGAATATTCCACCGAAGAAATCTTTGGTGAAGTTGATAAAAACTTTGTAGAGTTCAAGCGTTCTGCACAGAAAGAAGTCAACTATCTGGTGAAAGAGTTTGAGTGTAAGAAAGCAGCAGATTCTTATGCCCGCGCTTCTACTTCACGCACTGGTGTTCTTGACTGTACCAAACTCCACACCTACAAGTACAACGAAGACCTCTTCAAGAAAGTGACAACTCTTGCCGATGGTAAGAACCACGGACTGGTGTTCATTCTTGACTGGTCTGGTTCTATGGGTGATGTAATGTTGGATACCGTCAAGCAACTCTTCAACCTTGTGTGGTTCTGTAAGAAAGTTGCTATTCCTTTCGAAGTTTATGCTTTCACCAGTGATTATCCTCTGGTGAAGTATGATGAGGACAATAAGGCAAACCTCCGTGAACTTGCTTACACCAAGAAAGATGGACTGGTTCAAGTTGGTGAATGGTTCTCACTGATGAATATGCTCACCAGCAAAACCAATGGCAAGACCATGGAAGATCAGATGAAAAATATCTTTCGCCTTGCTACTGCTTTTCGTTATAATTGCTATACTCGTTATAATATTCCTTATGGAATGAGTCTTTCTGGAACTCCTCTAAATGAGACTTTGATTGCTCTGCACCAGATTCTTCCCAAGTTTCAGAAAGATAATAAACTCCAAAAGGTTCAGTGTGTAATTCTGACTGATGGTGAGGCAGCAATGCTTAAATATCATCGTGAAGTTCACCGCCGCTTTGATACAGAACCTTTCCTTGGAACTTCTAATATCTACTCTAATTCCTATTTGCGTGATCGTAAAACTGGTATGACTTACTCGCTTGATTGTGAGTGGTATGAGTTTACGGATATTCTTCTTCACAATCTCCGCGATAAATTCAAGGACATTAACTTCATTGGTATTCGTGTTCTTGAATCTCGTGATGCTGGTTCCTTCATTCGTCGTTATTGTGGATACTTTGGTCCTGAGCATGAGAAGACCATGAGCACTTGGAGAAAAGAAAAAGCATTTACTATTAAGAAGTCTGGATACAATGCTTACTTTGGCATTTCGGCAAATGCTCTGTCACAAGATGCTGAATTTGAAGTTGCTGAGTATGCTACCAAGACTCAAATCAAATCTGCATTTGTTAAAAGTCTTCGCAATAAAAAAATGAATAAGAAAATTCTTGGGGAATTTATAGAACTTGTTGCCTGAATAAATAATAAAAAATACTGTCTGGCGATGAAACCTTCCCCAAAGAAATTAAAAGAAACAAAAGAAATCTATGAAAAGGTCGTAACACACCTCATTGAGGAAGGTTACGCTAATGATGTAGATTCTGCAGATTCCATTATTAGTGGAATGAGTGAGCAGTGGTTCGAGACGATTACGGAGAACTGATAAATGGAAAGAATTACAGGTAAAGAAGTTAAGATCATGATGGAGGCTCTCCATCAAGTTTATGCTCAACCAGAAGAACAAGTAGAAGTTGTTTCTGAAGAAGTTCAGCAACTCGATGAAGCA